GGTCTGAAGGCACGAGGCAAAACGATTGCCTCGTGGTCAGAGGAACACGGTTACCCCGCCCGAGCGGTTTATCGGGTGCTCAACGGGGTTGATAAAGCCAACTTTGGCCGCGCCCACGATATCGCTGTTGATCTGCAGATTAAGCCTCAACCGAAGTCCACCAGCAGCCAGCATGCTGCTGCATAAGGGGGTTGAGATGCTGCGCGATCAATACGGATTTCCTACTGAGCTGACCGATACCGCCTGGCTTCAGCCAGCTGATCAAGCAAATCCGCAATGGTCTGCTTCGCTTCGGGCCTCTGCGCCGGATCTGGTATCCGGGCAGCCAGAAGCGCGCGCTCGAATCCTTCAGGGTCCAGGTCGCCATGTAGTTCTACGGACGCGGCTAGGTAAAGCCACGCTGTCGAGAGGGCGGTGACCTGTGACTGTAGCCGAAGTAGCTCATCAGCCATCGCGTTTCTCCGTTGTGTTGATGATGACCGTATTTACACACAGCGCAACCCCGTTTCACCAGATGCAAAAAACAACTTTGTTTGGAAACACGTTTGAGGGGACTTTCCAATGAGCCGCCGCCGCTGGAAAAACCGAGTACCGACCAATCTGCGCCAGGCGATGGTCTGGTGCATGGACTACGCCCGCGATGTGCACAACCTCTCCGTAGAGGGCATCGCCACCAAGATGGGACAAGCCAACCACTGGAGCATTTACAAGTGGGTGGAAAACGGTCGGATGCCGGCAGTGTTGATCCCCGCCTATGAAGCCGCCTGCGGCATCGATTTCATCAGCCGTTTTTTGGCCGGGACAGGTGGTCGCTTGGTGGTCGAGATACCCAGCGGCAAAGCCTGTGACGCCAAGGATGTGATGCAGCTGCAGGGCGAACTGAGTGGCGCCATCAAATCCCTCACCGATTTCTACAGCGGCAAGCAAGACGCCGTTGAAACGCTGGCCCAACTGAAGGCTGCCATGCAGGGCCTGGCTTACCACCACCGAAATGTTGAACAACACCAGACCCCAGAACTTCCGCTGGGACTGACCGACATGGAGACCGACTCATGATTATTCCCAGCCAACTACGTCCAGGAGATCCGCTCCTGGTTACGGGGGCCGATGATAAAGAGTACCGCGTGACCTTCATCAGCCGCAGCAAGATCGCCGAAGCCAACACGCTGCATAGCGAGGCATGGAAGCACCTGGACGGTGTCGACCACCTAGGCTTCACCCAGCTCAACGACGAAGACCTGATTCGCCGAGGCAAACGCGCCCCGGAAGAAGGGGATGCGCAATGAGAAGCGTCGGCGAAATTATGAACCAGCGTTTTGAAACCGGTACCTCGCCGCGAAGCTCCGCTTACCGCCAAGGCACCTATTACCTGTTACGTCGAAAAATTGATGGCATCCCGCAACGGGATTGCCCTTTCAAACTCGGCACAGCCAGCGCCGATGCTTGGCAAGCGGGAGTGCACGAGGGCCTGCGTCTCTTTCGGGAAGAGCGTGACCGGTTGGGAGAAAAGCAATGAACGAGAAAGCGTCTGCGCTGCACAAGGGCCTTCGCGTCTTCAAAGCTCTGCGGGGCCACACGCTCAATGGCTTGAGCAACCAGCAGCTGGCACAGGCAACCGGCTTGTCACCCAGCGGGATCACCCGAGTGATGGCTGCCCTGATTGAGGAAGGCCTGGCTGAGCGTGGTGAAGATGGCCGTTTCCGCCACTCCATCGCCACCCTGCAAATTTCCCAGGCACACGCCCTGGAGATGGCCAAGGCCCAGGACCGTATCAACGAAATCAACCGCCGCGTTTCGGCGGGTGCCTATCAGTAAGGAGCTACCATGACGAAGAAAAATGAACTCGCCGAATTCCAGGCCCACAGCCACGACATCTGTGAGCAGTACCTTGATGGCCAGCCCTATGACCGCTTGCGGGTCGTTAACGAAACCCGTTTCTGCATGGCGCAGAGCGCTGAGGCGATGCTGGAAGCCGGCAAACGGCTGATCGTGCTGAAAGAGCATGAAGGCCATGGCGAATTCACCACTATCGTGGAAACCCAGCTGGGTATCGATAAACGTATCGCGCAAAAGATGATGGGCGCGGCCTGCAAGTTCCTCTCTCCCAAGCTCCAGGGCAAAAACCACAAGCTACTGTCCCTAGGTAAATCCAAGCTCTATGAGCTGATGCTCGAAGAAGACGACGATCTGGAAGCCCTGGCGGATGGCGGCACTGTGGCGGGGCTCGAGCTGGATGAAATCGACACGATGTCCACCCGCGAACTCCGCAAGGCCCTGCGCAAAGCCCGTGATGACAGCGACGCCAAAGAACAGGTCATCGCTGATAAAAACAAAAAGCTGGATGAGCTGGCCACCAAGAGCAAGAAGCTGAAAACCATACCGCTGGATGAGCAACTGGCGCAGATACAAGCCGAAGCAGACGCTCGTTGTTTTGATATCCAGTGCCAGATTCGTGTGCAGCTTACTGCGGCACTGGAAGCCGTGGGCGAGTTTGCGAAGGCCAGCGATATGGATATCCAGCCCTGGCTGAAGGGTCAGCTGGATCAGATCGACAGCGCGCTGCTGCACCTGCGTGACGAACAGGGCATTCCCCGTGACGCCGAAGGCGCTCCTTGGGAGGAGCAACGCGCATGAATCCTGCACTGACGCACCGACTGATGGCGGTGGCGGCAGAAGCAGAGGCTGCCGGCCACGGTCGAAAAAGCGCGGTCTATGCCGCTGCTGCTGAGGAGATGGGGGTCAGCATTGGCACCCTACAGCGGCAGTTACAGGCCGTCCGCAATACCAGCCCTCGCAAGCGGCGCAAGGATGCCGGCAACAGCTCCCTGGTGAAGGACGAAGCCCGACTGATCAGTGCTTATCTCATGGAGAGCCGGCGCCAGAATGGCAAGCAGCTGGCCTCCCTGGAGGAAGCGGTAGAAGTGCTGCGCAGCAACGGTCGCATTATGGCTGGTCGAGTCGATGAGGATACTGGGGAGTTTCGCCCCTTATCCATGGCGGCGATCGGGCGGGCACTGCGCGCTTATGGTCTGCACCCAGAGCAGCTGTCCCGCTCTACACCCAAGGTGCATCTGGCCAGCGAGCACCCGAACCACGTCTGGCAGATCGACCCATCGCTGTGCGTGCTTTATTACCTCCCCACCAGGGCCGGTGACTGCCTGCAGGTGATGGACGAGAAAAAGTTCTACAAGAACAAGCCCGCCAACATTCGCAAAATCGAGAAGGAACGGGTGTGGCGTTACGTGATTACAGATCACACCAGTGGGGTCATTTATGTCCACTACGTGCTGGGTGCAGAGAGCGGCAAGAACCTGGTCGAAGCCTTCGTCGGGGCCAGCCAGAAGCGCCATATCAGCGACCCATTCTGTGGCATTCCACGCATGGTGATGGTTGACCCTGGTAGTGCGAATACGGGGGCAGTTTTCCAGAACTTGTGCAGGGCACTGAACATTCATGTGCAGGTGAACCAGCCAGGACAACCGTGGGCCAAGGGCCAGGTGGAAAAGGCAAACGACCAGGTTGAGCGTTCTTTTGAGCATCGGCTGAAAACATTGAAGCACCCGCCGACCTCAGTGGAAGAAATCAACCAGCAAGGCTGGGCGTGGATGCGCTGGTTCAACAGCCACAAGGTACATACCCGCACCGGCAAGTCTCGTTATGCCGCATGGCTGACGATTACCCCCGAGCAGCTGCTGCTGGCACCTGACCCGCAGGTGATGCGCGAGCTGGCGGTGAGTGCGCCGGTGGAACGCAAGGTCAGCCGTTTCCTCACCGTGTCGTTTAAGGGCCAAGAGTTCCCGGTGGGCGATATCCCAGGCGTGGCCGTGGGCGAGAAGCTGCGCATTACCCGCAACCCCTGGCGTGATGATGCCGCTCAGGTGCTGTTCCTCAATGAGGAAGGCCGCGAGGTTATGCAGGTGGTGGAAGCCCTCCAGCAGAACGAGTACGGCTTTAGCCACGATGCCCCTGTCATCGGTCAGGAGTACCGAGCGCAGGCGGACAGCCACATCGATACAGAACGCAAGGCGCTGGAGCGGCTGGCCATGGAAGCCGGTACCGACCAGGAAGCTGAACAGAAACGCAAAGCGAAGACGGTGCCCTTCGGCGGCTCAATCAACCCGATGAAACCCATCGAAGAGACTCCGGTACCGGATTACCTGCCACGTCGCGGTACCGAGATGGAGCTGAACGCGCCGGAGGTCCAGAGCCTGACGCTGACGCATGTGCAAGCCGCAAAACGTTTGGCCAGTCGCATGGGCGATACCTGGAAGCCCGAGCACTTCCAGTGGCTGCAGCAACGCTACCCGGAGGGTGTCCAGGAGGACGAACTCGCCACTATCGAGAATGCTTTAGCCCGCCCGGTTACCCAACCGTTGCGCGTGGTTAATGGAGGTGACCAAGGATGATGAAACTCGGACGGATATTAGAAAAACGGCGAATAACCCGCATGGCGCTGGCCTTCGGCATCGACCTCTCACCGGCAACGATCACGTTGCTGCTCAACTACCGCAAATGGCCCAAGCGCTGGCCAGAGGAGGAAATCCGCAAGCGCATTTTTGACTTCATGGATGACCCGGAACTCGGCGACGAGATCTTCGAGGAGTACGACCCTGCAGACGATGAGCCTGAACAAGAAGAGGAAAGCCCCGCCCCGGCTGCCACCGAGGGCGAGGCTGAAGACCCAGACCAAAGCAATGCCGACTCTGAACTGGAGAACATTATGTTACTACGAAAACAAGCGCTGACACCAAAGACCCGCCAGATGTTCGGGCTGATACGTGACCCTTTTGCCGAGGTGCGCAATGCGGACGAGGTGTTTGCCAACGCGGAATTCCGCTATGTGCGTGAGAGCCTGCGCCAAACGGCCAAGCACGGCGGCTTTCTGGCTGTTGTCGGGGAATCCGGTGCCGGCAAGTCGACCTTGCGCCGGGATCTGGCCCAGTGGGCGAATGATGATGAACCCAGCGTGACCATCATCGAGCCCTATGTTCTGGGGCTGGAAGACAACGATATGAAGGGCAAGACGCTGAAAGCCTCTCATATCGCTGAGGCCATCATGGCCAAGATCGCCGCCGGCGAGACGCTGCGCCGCAGCCCCGAGGCCCGGTTCCGCCAGGTGCATGCCGCACTGCGTGAATCCCACCGCGCCGGCCACCGGCATGTGCTGGTGATCGAGGAAGCCCACGGGCTGCCCATTCCTACCCTGAAACACCTGAAGCGCTTCTACGAGCTGGAAGATGGCTTTTCGAAGCTGATCAGCATTGTGCTGATTGGCCAGACCGAGCTGGCGATCAAGCTGGATGAGCGTAACCCAGCGGTGCGCGAAGTAGTCCAGCGCTGCGAGGTTGTCACGCTGCGCCCGATCGATATGGAGCTGGAGGGCTATCTCGCTCACCGCTTCAAGTTGGCAGGCCGGGAGCTAACAGACGTTATGGACGCCAGCGCCGTCGAGGCCCTGCGCCAGAAGCTTTCCGGACGCGGTGATTATTCCGTGCTGTACCCGCTGGCCATCAACAACGTGCTGGCCGCTGCCCTTAACGAAGCCGCGAAGCTGGGCGTGCCCAAGCTGAACGACGATCTGATCCGGGAGGTGTGAGATGGCGAAGTTCACGATCGTGATTGAAGACACCGAGAGCGGCTCTGTCACAGCCCAGTGCACCGGACCCCATGACCAGGAGACCAATGCCTGGCTGTTCGCGATGACCTGCTTTCTCGGCTTAGTGAAAGCCCTGAAGACCTGGACCCCGAAAGACGGCAAGACCATTCATTAGGAGCGAATCATGGCGATTGAAACCGAGCAGTTGGAGTACTGGGGCAACAAGTTCACCAGCCACAACCTGCAGCGCTATATGACTTTCGCTGCCTTCATGGTTGCCCCGGCCAAACATTGGGACGAGATCATGCACGGCCAGTATCAGCCCCTTCTGCAGAAGCAGAAGGATGCTCGTAAGCGGATTGATCGTGCGAGCGAAGGCCTCGAAGTCACGCTGAACCGACTGGAGCGGAAGATCGAAGGGCTGCGCCGGATCGATAACGGCCATCCCTACGAGCAACTAAAACACCATGCGAACGGGAGGTAAGGGAATGGCAACGTTTGCACATCGCGCTAAGGCGAAAAGAATCAGCAGAGATATCGACTGCTACCTCAAACGCGGCGGGAAAATCCGCCAGATCCCGTCGGGCTTTTCCGGTGACCGCAGTTCTTATGGGCACCTGGGCTGCAGCGCAGATGACGCGGCCCGAGCCCGGATGAATGGTCAGAAGGCCCGTGACCGGCAGAGAAAGGTGCAGTAATGGATAAAGAAAAGGTACTCCGTCGAATCCAGAAATGCCTGGCCCTGGCAAAAAGCAGCAACCCGAATGAGGCGCAAGCCGCGCTTCGACAGGCACGCAAGCTGATGGAGAAGTACAACATCGAGGAGGGAGCAGTAGCCGCCCTTGATGCCAGTGAGGTACTCCAAGAAACAGGCTGCAAAGGTCAGCCGCCGCATTGGAAATGGCACTTGTCCGATGTGGTTGGAGAGGCATTCAACTGCAAGGTGATTCTGCGCCATGGGCTATTTGGCTCTCACTTCTCATACATCGGGACATCGCTATCACCCAAATTGGCGCAGTACGCCTATGAGGTTCTGGAGCGTCAGTTGGTGAAAGCCAGGCGCGAGCATGTGGCCAGCCTGAAACGCTGCAAGCTGGCCACCAAGCGGCGTCGAGGAGATGTATTTGCCAACGCCTGGGTGAATGCCGTGGCCATGAAGGTGAACGATTTTGCCGGGATGGATGAAGAAACTGAGCGGGCCATCAGTGCTTTCGTTAATGAGCACCACCCTGACCTGAAAACCACCGAGTCGAAGCCCCGCAAGGCCAGGGCCAACGACGATCGATCAGCCTGGGACGGCCACCGCAGTGGCCGCTCAGCAAATCTCAATCACGGCGTCGCCGGCCAGAACGGCCCGGCGCGCCTTCAAGCAGGAGAGTGAACATGGATACCAATGCTGTTCCTGAAGGCTACATGAAGAACGCCCAGGGCCATCTGGTGCCCGAGGATCTGGTGGAAGAGGTGGACTTAGTGCGGGACGACTTAGTCCGCAACCTTGTCGCCAAGGGGAAGTTGCTCCATGGCGACATCAAGAAATATCGCGGTGATGCGATGTCCGAAGTGAAGGATTTCATCATCCTGGCCGCCAGCAAGTACGACGTCACCCTCGGCGGGAAAAAGGGCAATGTCAGCCTGGTCAGCTATGAGGGCACCCGCATGGTTAAGGTGCAGGTCGCCAGCCTGATTCGCTTCGATGAACGTATCCAGGCCGCAGAGCAGTTGGTCAACGAGTGCAACGAGGAATGGACTAACCATCCCGGCGTGCCTGATGAATTGAAAGTAGTGGCAGCGAACGCCTTTGCCCAAAACGCCCAAGGGCAGCTGAGTGTGACCAAAATTCTCAACTTGCTGCGCTGGAACATCACTCATACGAAATGGCTCAAGGCCATGGACATTATCCGCGACTCCATGCAGGTGATCGGCTCTGCCGAGTATATCCGCATCTATGAACGTGACACCCCGGAAAGCCAGTGGAAGGCCATTCCGCTGGATATAGCCAAGCTTTAAGGAGGAAGCATGGGAATCAAACGACTGCAATATGAACTGAAACGGCTCGAAGCTCTGCCGCTTCGCCACATCATTGATGAGATGGCCAGCCATGGCGACAGCAAGGTCGTGATGGCCTTTAACGGCACTCAAAGCCAGCCGGTGGCAGCGGTGGCATTGATCACCGGACCTGATACCGAGCGTTACCTCAAGGCGCTGGAACTAGCACAGGTGGCCACCGGGGGCAGCCCAGAGGGCACGGATGAAGTCACCCCTGAAATGATTTCTGCCGGCATGGCGGAGTGGGATAAGCAGCACAAGGCGGGAGAACGACAATGGCCCGTCATGCTGGAGTCCGTATTCAAAGCCATGTTCTGCGCCAGTAAACGGGAGGTGTGCTGATGCAGCAGGTCCACCAGCCGGAGCAGCAACTGGCGACCATGCAGCAAGCCATCCAGGAAGTCACCGAGCGGGTGATTGAGGGCACAGCCTCACCATATGCCCTCATTCGTCGCTCTGACTTGCAGGTGCTGCGGCGCTTATTGCAGCAGGAGGTCCAGTGACAGCCGCTAAGCGTAGGCTCAGTGATCTGGCGAAAATCCACATAGCCAAGAAAGATCTGGGCATGGAGGACGAGGATTACAGGGCCATGCTCCAGAACGTTGGAGGCGTTGGATCATCTGCTGACCTATCCGTCCACGGGCGTTCCAAGGTGCTTCATCACTTGGAACAGAACCTCGGCTGGAAGGCAAAGTCTCAGGCACGGAAGTCACGCCAGAAGATCACCGCCACGACGCCCGTAGATCGCAAGATCCGGGCGCTCTGGCTCGACCTGGCCAACATGGGTGCTGTCCGCGATCGATCAGAAAAGGCCCTGGCATCCTACGTGAAGCGTCAGACCGGGGTGGACCGCCTGGACTGGTTGAGCAGCAAGCAGGCTGAGCGAGTCATAGAGGCCCTAAAACAATGGGTGGCACGCATAGAGCAGCAGGATGGGGGAACCGATGAGCAGATCTGACTCGCAGATGGAGCACCGTCGCCACGAGCTGCTGGAGGCAGTCCACCTGAACACACGTCAGCAGCTAATCGATCTGGGGATTGATTCCGATGTTGCCGACCAGGCTGGCTGTGCCGTCAGCGAGATGCTGGCAAGAGACTGGGGCGGTCAGCTGGTGAATATCCCGAAGGATCACCACTACAAGCTGGCTGCTCGAGATGTCGCTATCTATGAGAAGTTCAACGGAACGAACCATGATGTTCTGGCTCGTGAGCATGGCGTGACCGTAAGGGCCATATATAAGATCATTAAACGGGTTCGGGCGATGGGCGACCCGAACCAAGACACTCTTTTCTAACATCCCACCTGTTTCACTGGCTGCAACACTCTTTCAGTTGCCACCCCAGTACTTCCCGTTTCATCCCGGCACTTCCCGGATTTATCTCACTTCCCTGTGGTATTTATCTAGTTCCTGATCACCTTTTTTATTCACTAACACGTGAGCGACGCCTTGGCTTTCATCGTGCATGCTTGATGCACTTAACTTACACGGGAAACAAAGATCCACCCATTTTTACCATGCCCTCAACGAACGAAATTCACTTTATATCAAAAAGTTAGCGGTTTCTGTAAGCCATCTCTTACAAGCTCAATCCCTCATATCTACCGAGCCTATTTGAGATCATTATGCCACCATAGGTCTAATCAGCCATCTCCCACCCATAAAAAAGCCCGGCATCGCCGGGCTTTCGCTGTTAACTATTCACTATTAACTGTTAACTGCCTTTACTCCACCGTCACCGACTTCGCCAGGTTCCTAGGCTGATCCACATCCGTCCCCCGCAACACCGCCACGTGATAGCTGAGCAACTGCAACGGCACGGTATAAACGATGGGCGCAATGGTTTCCGGCACGGCGGGCATGTTCAGCACGTGGATGCCTTCGCCTTCTTTCACGTGAGCATTCTTGTCGGCGAATACGTAGAGCTCACCGCCGCGGGCGCGGACTTCCTGCAGGTTGGATTTTAGCTTTTCCAGCAGTTCGTCGTTGGGCGCCACGGAGACCACCGGCATGTCGCTGTCTACCAGTGCCAGGGGGCCGTGCTTGAGTTCACCGGCCGGGTAGGCTTCGGCGTGGATGTAGGAGATTTCCTTGAGCTTGAGGGCGCCTTCCAGGGCCACCGGGAATTGCACGCCACGGCCCAGGAACAGGGTGTGGTGTTTTTCCACGAAGGCTTCGGAAAGCTTTTCGATGGGCTTGTCCAGAGCCGCAGTCTGTTCAATCAGGTTGGGCAGCTGGCGCAACTCTTCCAGGACTTTTTCAATCTCGCTGTCAGCCAGGCCTTTTTGGCGACCCAGTGCCAACACCAGCATCAGCAAGCCAACCAGTTGGGTGGTAAATGCCTTGGTGGACGCGACACCGATTTCCGGGCCGGCCTTGGTGAGGAACACCAGCTCCGATTCGCGCACCAGGGAGGAGCTATCCACATTACACACCGCCAGGCGGCCCACGTAGTTGGGTGATTGGGTGTCACGCAGGGCAGCCAGGGTGTCGGCGGTTTCGCCGCTCTGAGAAATGGTGACGAACAGGGTGCCTTCCGGTACCACGTGCTTGCGGTAGCGGAATTCACTGGCCACTTCCACCTGGCAGGGAATGCCGGCGATGTCTTCCAGCCAGTAACGGGCCACCATGCCGGCGTGATAGCTGGTGCCGCAGGCGACGATCTGTACGGTCTTTACCTTGTCGAAAATCGCTGGGGCTTTTTCACCGAAGGATTCGATCAGGGCTGCCGGTCCATCAATGCGACCTTCCAGGGTGCGCTGAATTGCCGCCGGCTGCTCGAAGATTTCCTTTTGCATGTAATGGCGGTATTCACCCTTTTCCGCATCTTCATGGGTGCCGTCGAACTCGTGGGCTTCACGGGTTGCCGGATTGCCGGCCGCATCTACTATACGCACGCTGTCGGTGGTGATTTCTGCCTGGTCACCTTCTTCAAGGAAGATAAAGCGGTTGGTCACTGGCAGCAGGGCCAGCTGATCCGATGCGATGTAGTTTTCGTCAATGCCCAGACCAATGACCAGCGGGCTGCCAGAACGAACGGTGACCAGCTTGTGCGGTTCCGAGGCGTGAATGACGCCCAGTGCGTAAGCGCCATCCAGTTTTTTGGTGACCGCCTGCACGGCGTCAAAGAGATTCAGGCCACTGTCCAGCGCCTGGTGTACCAGGTGGACGATGACTTCCGTATCGGTCTGGGATTCGAAGTGGTAGCCGCTGGCTTCCAGTTCGTCTTTCAGTTCCTGAAAGTTTTCGATGATACCGTTATGCACCAGCGCCAGATCACCACCGGACATGTGCGGATGGGCATTGGCTTCTGACGGCTTGCCATGGGTGGCCCAACGGGTATGAGCAATGCCGGTGAAGCCTTGCGTCTGTTCTTGCGTGGCGGCCTCTTCCAAACCGGCAACCTTGCCCTGACGACGCACACGACTAATACCGCTGTCATTCAACAGTGCCACACCGGCGCTGTCGTAACCCCGGTACTCGAGCCGTTTAAGCCCGGTGATCAAGATGTTTGTCACGTTACGCTGGGCAATGGCCCCAACAATTCCACACATGCTTAATTTTCCCTAATTCTGTTTCTGATAGTGGATATTCGGATGGTGATAACGCCTATCTCCACCCTACAGATACCGTTGTAACGCGGGTTGCGCTATCAACTCTCCACTATCAACTGTCAACTTTTCTTCGTGGGGCGCTTCCAGTCGCTGACGTTGCGCTGTTGGCCACGGGCAACCGCAAGACCGTTGTCGTCTACATCCTTGGTGATGGTGCTGCCTGCCCCGACGGTGGCGTTTTGGCCGATGGTTACCGGGGCAACCAGTGACGAGTTGGAACCAATAAAGGCGCCGTCTTTCATCACTGTCTGGAATTTGTTGGCGCCATCGTAGTTGCAGGTAATCGTCCCCGCGCCCACGTTCACCCCTTTACCAATCTGGCTGTCACCGATGTAGGTCAGGTGGTTCACCTTTGAGCCTTCGCCGATGTAGGACTTTTTGGTTTCGACAAAGTTGCCCACCTTGGCGTTATCAGCCAGTTCCGTACCCGGCCGCAAGCGTGCATAAGGGCCCAGCTGGCAGTTTTCACCCACGATGGCACCGTCGATCAGGGTGTTGGCTTCTACCACCGTGCCGGCACCAATGTTGGCGTCGCGAAGAATGCAGTTGGGGCCGATGACCACGCCTTCTTCGATGGTCACGTCGCCTTCCAGGATCACATTGACGTCGATGATGACATCGCTGGCGATCTGCACGCTGCCACGGATATCCAGGCGGGACGGGTCCAGCAGGGTGACGCCATCGCGCATCAGCACTTCTGCTTGGGCCTGTTGGAAAATGCGTTCCAGCCGAGACAGTTGCACCCGGTCATTCACACCGTCCACTTCCCAACCTTCGTTGGGCTGCAGGGTTTCCACGTTCAGGCCGGACTGCGACGCCATGGCGATCAGGTCGGTGAGATAGTATTCACCCTGGGCATTATTGCTGGAGAGTTTTGGCAGGCTTTCTTCCAGAAAACGGCGAGAGCAGGCCAGAATACCCGTATTGATTTCCTGAATACCCAGCTCGGCTTCGCTGGCATCTTTCTGTTCCACAATGCGCTGCACATTGTTCTGCCCATCACGGACGATGCGGCCGTAGCCATTGGGATCATTCAGGGTCAGCGTCATTAGCGCCAGGGTGTTGTCGTCCACGGAGGCGACAAAATCTTTCAGGGTTTCCGGGCGGATCAGGGGGACATCACCATACAACACCAGCACCATGTCTTCTTTCACATGGGGCATGGCCTGCGCGACCGCATGGCCGGTGCCGAGCTGTTCGGCTTGCTCTGCCCAGGCCAGCTGCTCACCGGTGACGGTGGCTTTTACCTGCTCACCACCATGGCCATACACAATGACGATATTGGCCGGGTTCAGCGACGCCGCTGCATCGACCACGTGCTGCACCATGGGCTTACCTGCCACTGCGTGGAGCACCTTGGGCAGGGCGCTTTTCATGCGCGTTCCCTTGCCCGCCGCCAGAATCACTACTGCTAGACTCATACCCTGTCCTTGTCTTTTTGCTTGCGCCAGTGCCTTGTTATACCACCGCGTCACTTCAGTTTCTGTACTTGTACCCTGTTTTATCCAGGCCATCTCACAATGACAGAAACAAAAAAGGGTAGCACTTGGCTACCCCCTTCTGTGTTGAAGAATTGCAAAAGATGCTTACCGCGTCTTTTTCTTCAACTGTTCGATGGCACGCAGCTGTGCAACGGCTTCTGCCAGAGTGGCGGCGGCACGGGAGTAATCCATTTCGGAACTCTTGCCTTCCAGCGCTTCTTTGGCACGGGCCTTGGCACGCTCTGCTTCAGCGGCGTCCATGTTTTCAGCGCGCTCTGCGGTATCCGCCAGTACGGTGACCAGCTTGGGCTGCACTTCCAGGAAGCCGCCGGATACGTAGAACACTTCTTCTTCACCATTCTGCTTCTTCACCCGTACCGGGCCCGGCTTGAGCCGGGTCAGCAGCGGGGCGTGGCCAGGCATGATACCGAGGTCACCTTCCACACCGGAAGCTACCACGATTTCAACCAGGCCGGAGAACAGCTGGCGTTCTGCACTTACAATGTCGCAATGCACGGTCATCGCCATTTGCTTGTCTCCCGGGTGCAGGTTACTTGCTACGCTTGTTGTAGGCTTCGATCACTTCGTCGATAGAGCCCTTCATGTAGAAGTCCTGCTCCGGGATGTGATCGTAATCACCGCCAAGGATGCCCTTGAAGCCCGCGAGGGTGTCTTTCAGGGAAACATACTTGCCCGGGGAGCCAGTAAATACTTCGGCCACGAAGAACGGCTGGGACAGGTAACGCTCGATCTTACGGGCACGAGATACGGTCAGCTTATCGTCTTCTGACAGCTCGTCCATACCCAGAATCGCGATGATGTCCTTCAGCTCCTTGAAGCGCTGCAGTACGGTTTGAACGCCACGCGCAATGTCGTAGTGCTCTTGACCGATAACCAGCGGATCCAGCTGACGAGAAGTGGAATCCAGCGGGTCGATCGCCGGGTAGATACCCTTGGAGGCGATGTCACGGCTCAGGGATACAGTGGAATCCAGGTGCGCGAAGGTGGTTGCCGGAGACGGGTCAGTCAAGTCATCCGCAGGTACGTATACCGCCTGTACGGAGGTAATGGAACCGGTCTTGGTGGAAGTAATACGTTCCTGCAGAACGCCCATCTCTTCCGCCAGGGTCGGCTGGTAACCTACCGCTGAAGGCATACGGCCCAGCAGTGCAGATACTTCGGTACCGGCCAAGGTGTAACGGTAGATGTTATCCACGAAGAACAGTACGTCGCGACCTTCGTCACGGAACTTCTCGGCCATGGTCAGACCGGTCAGCGCTACACGCAGACGGTTACCTGGCGGCTCGTTCATCTGACCGTAAACCAGCGATACTTTATCCAGTACGTTGGAATCCTTCATTTCGTGGTAGAAGTCGTTACCCTCACGAGTACGCTCACCCACACCGGCAAACACGGAGAAACCGGAGTGCTCGATCGCGATGTTCCGGA